CAGATGGTCTTGATCTAAAATCTGCCAGCCGATTTGTCGGGCGTTTTCTCTGGCTTGTGCTTCGCCCAAATCGTGAGCGATGCCATTCACCCCTGGTTCTAATTTCAATTTTGCGAGCTGGGGCAACCAACGCCCGCGCACACATTCCCACCTCATGGGGTGATGCTTATATCTGAAATCTGGGGTTGCTGTAAGATTTAGTACCTGTCCTGGGGCTTGTCGCCGCAGTGGTGCTTCGCCTTCCATCAATCCCGCTATGTCTGAATTCGGTGTAAATGCCATAATGTTTCATCTCCCTTGATGATTTTGTGGTTGCCCAAAACGAGCATCCCCCCAGATGATGCCCAAGGGAGATGAGAAATTCATCAACCGAGGGAATGCTCTGAAAGGGATTATGCGTCAGTGATAATGCTAACACCCAAAGAATCTTGGATAATCGCCACGCCGCAGTAATAGTTGCCAACAACTTTCGTCATGGCTCCAGCACTGTCGCGCTCAAACTCAACAAGAACTTTCGTCCCTGCTGGCATCACTAATCCACCAGCTCCGCGAACAGCTGCGATTGAGCCTTCGGCGTAACCGACCGCTCCAGCCGCAAACATCGCACCCGCTCTGTCTGCGCCCGCATTTGCAGTTGGCACTTTTGAGCTGATGAAAATATCCACGCCGTTGTATTGACCTGCAAACCCTGGGCCTTTTATGGCCACCATTTCGGCAGATGCTGGAAGCCATTGAAGTGGGCCAGCCGCTTCAGCTCTGATGCTTGCTTGTAAATCGGTAAACTGCACAGGATGCAAAATAGCAAAATACGGGCCAGCCGCGTTTGATTGAGTCAATTGTGATTGTGCGGACATCCAGTTATCAACGCTCATGTTAGTGCCAGAAGCACCAACCGAGTTTGAAAAGCCATCAGTCACATCAGTCACCATGCTGGTGAATCTCATTTCAGCTGACTTGACCATGCTCGCCGCCAAACGCTCGGCATTTAGACCAACAGAATCTGTCATGTTTGCAAGATCTGAAATCTGATATTGAAGTCCTTGACGGGCGATTGTGATGCTTGGGGAGGCGTCAGTTAGTGCTGTGTTAGAAGTGGATGCGTTTTCTGCAACCGCTGCCATTTCGTCATAACCATTCAGACCAGCCAAAGGAACTTCAAGTTGAGTTGATCCGCGTCCAGCGATATCGCCAAAGTTGATCAAACCTGGGTGACTCCACAATCCAGCGCGATCCGCAAGAAGAAGATTCATCTCTTGGTGCAACACTGCTGATAGGCGCAAATCGCCAAGTCCACTATAATATACTTCGTTTGCCATGATAGGCCTCCATAAAAATCGTTAAGGTAATTCTAATTACTAGCGTTACGCGATTTTACAGAGTGCGACTCTGGCCAGTCAATCATAGTGTAAGCCATTTCGCCCCAGCGCGTCAACCTTTTACGGAGCGAATCGCTTCACGGTGACTTTTATATTCTGATGCCGACATCCGCATAATCGCTTCTGGTGAAAATCCACTTGGTGCCGATGTTGCTGGAATCGCGCCATTGTTTGCTTTTGGCTGCACTGGTGGAGCTGCCGCAACATCAACCAAATCTTTAGACGCTGGGATCACCTGTTGCGGTAATAGTGCTTTGGCCGCTCTTGGCAAACTGTCAGATTCAAGCCACTCCGTCAAATTCACATCTTCTGGAGCGCGACGATCATAAATAGCCAGCAAGTCAGCGATATCATCAGCATCAGTAATCCCAACTCGCATAACCGCTGTGGCTTTTTCGTGGGCCGCTGCTTGAGTTCCAATTCTTGATGTGAGATCGTCAAGCTGGGCTTGCAAATCCGTGACGGTGCCAGATGCTTTTGATGCATCTTCAAGCTGTGATTGCAGTTGTTCGATTTCAGATGCGTTTGCTTTTCGGGCATTATTCACCTCGTCAAATCGATCTTTTGGAATGGCATTATCAATGCCTTCGTTGCAGTGTGGACATTTAAAGCTCATATGTACTCCCCTGGATTATTGACTAAGCAACGACAACCGCCGCCCGATGTCGATTTTCTCTAAGTCCTTTTTGGCTTGAGATTCTGTTATGCCTGGATTCAATTCGCGGTATGCATCTACCCGACTTAAAAGGCCCGATTCCACCAGTTCTAAAACATTAGCCCGCCGCTCTTTTAGTTCCTGGGGGCTTAGTGGAATTTGTTGATACAAAAGTGAATAGCCGCCTTCTGGTAAATTTGAACCCGTGGAGCCGTTCAACAAAATAGCCGCGACCATGATCAATCTGGAATCAGCTTCTGAAAACTGCCCCTGATACTTTCGTTGTGCTTCGCGTTTGCCTTCGTTGCTAAGGCTGATCGCATATCCACTTTTAGCCGTGCCGCCAGATCGCTGCAAAGATGCCCCCGAAATTCCAGCATCTTCGGCAAGCCTAGCACTGAATTCTGAAATCGCCTCTTGCATCTTTTTAATATCTGCCGCTTGTGACCACTGCCCAACCATCGGCTGCCCTGTATCAGCCGCGCTATCTGCTCCAGATTCAAGAATCAAAAGTGAACTCGGATCCGTGACAACTTCAAATCGTCGGGCTTCAGATCCGCCAGATGTGTTAGAGCCAGCTGGAACTAAATTGGCCGCGTATCTCTGTGGCCAACTGGCATCGCGCAAACAATGGAACCAAAATGACCACGCCACCGCAAGATTCAAAGAGCCTTCGACCGCTTCCATTCCATCGTAAGGATCCCACAGACGATCTCCAGAATGTTGAGCATGATACAAAACATAAGGCAAAATAGGCCGCCCGTCTTTTCGTCTGTATGGATACGCCGCGCCGCTGAATTCTTCACCCAGAATCTCAACCGTGACATCTTCGCCAAAGCCTTTTTGAATCGCTGTGTAAACCTTGTAAATTGGGTTTTCAGAATCTCGAATATCAAGAACGTCCCAGCACCAAACCGCTTCACCCCTTAAATTGCGTAGTCTTAATTCTTGGATACTATCGGGCATCGCTGGCCGATCTGGCTGGCTGGTCGCATGAACATAATCTGGCGATACGGGCCGAAATTGCAACGCGCCGCCTTCGACATTTACACGCATCAGATATTCACGACATCCAAGAACCCGAGATTGAAACCAACCCATCTGCGCCCAAAGGCCCGATTGCTTCAAACGCCGTCCCAAGAAATCAGCAACATGATCGATGGATTCCATGTCATGTCGGATTATCGGTGGGTGATTATATAGAACTGATAATTCTCGATTGATCACCCGAAACGGATTAGAACTAAGATCTAATTCACCGTGGGCTTGGGCGCGAATTGTTCCCATGTGTCTTTCGTACCGCTCTTGTAAGTCTCCCGTCCAGTTGCCTTCCAAAAGCCGCCGTCTTAACCTGGTATGCTCCCATCTTTGCGCTTCATGCGGATCTGTTGGAACTGGTGAATTTGGAATCTTCATTTTCGCCTCTTAATACATCTTAACTTTTACGGGTGATTTGAACTTGTCTGCAATTAATGTAACTGCACCATATCGCAGCGCGTCAATGGAGTGCTTGAATTCGTCATCTTTGAATTGCCAGTTTTGAAGGGATCGGATCAGTTGCTTGCACTGGGGCCGTATGACGAAATTACCACGTTCCATGACTTCGTGCAGAACATTCGATGACCAATAAACAGAATGCCTTGGTTTCCATGCCGTGCGAATCTTGAACGGACATCGCCCACGGGAATATCCGAGTGCCACCTCAAAGCCACGCATCAACATTGAATTGCTCATTCGGCCCCCAGATTTTCGACCGCCATAAGCACGGTCACCCACCCACTTATCCACATTATGCCACGTCATGCCATTCCGTTTCAGCATATTTGTAATCGCCCTGGCGTGAACTTCTGGTGGTGATGCCCCAGCTGAATATTCATCAAGCACCCACACCTTGGGGAATTTCCCCTGCTTCCAAACCGCCGCCAAGATCGCCACCTGTGATCCCGCGTCAGATCCGTGATCCATGCCAATAGCAATTTCAAAAGGCTTATCAGATGGGGCCAAAGTTGGCAACGGTTCAGAACTCACCATTTTATCATCATCAAAAGCCATGAAAACACGGCCCTCAACCATACCATCCCAGGCTCCGTGAAGCCTTTGATCTCGATCCATCGGCAAATAACTAAGTGCAATCGTGTCTATTTGGTGCTGGGTGATTAGCGGACTGCCGCCGATTGGTGTGCAATTCTCAACGGTCAACGCGCATTGATGTTCTGAAACGATGCCATCTTCAACCAGCTTTTTTAACCATTCCAAAGGCGCACCCACTGGAGTGAGACTCAACTTAATCACGCCGCCTTTCCGCAAAACTCGCGCCTGTAATTCTCCCCATATATTGGGGGGAGGTGGCTCATCAATATATACCGCCTCGATGGTGGCCGATGCCAAACCCAAAGATCCTTGGTTCGTCGTTTTAATTCTGACTAGCGAACCATTGCGATATCGCACCACTGGCACTTTTCCACGGAATCCCCTACCTGGTACGAATTCAGTATCTGGGTGGATTTCTTCTTTCGGGGCCATTTCCCAAAACTTCTGCTGAACTGCAATCGACTGTTCCCAGCTGTGCGTAATAATCCACGCCTCAATCGGCGGTTTGTGTGTACTCAAATATGGGTGAATTCCTAAACATCGATAATGGCAATCCACCACCGCGCTGATGGTTTTTCCTGCCTGGTTGCCACCTCGCAAAAGCGTGACGGGGGAAGCGTCTTTTAGATATTCCAGCTGTGGTGGCGTAGGTCTAAAATATTCAAGCGGATTGACATCAGCCCTAGCCCCCAGCTCCCGACTTAATTTAGCTAAACGAATAAGGCTCACCCCGACTCCGTTTTCAATGCGACCACCGAGCCATCGGAGATTCCAGCAACCATTTCTGAAACTTGATCAACCAGCGAAGGCGGGAGGTGCAAAATTGTATCCATGATCGCTTGCAACAATGTCGCGTCATCCATCGCTTGAATCGGATCAAGCCTGTTTTCTTTTGCCGTTCGCAAATCGTCCGATAGCTGACGGTGTAATTTATGAAGGTGATGAATACTTGCAACCTGGCCCTTGCGACGAAGCACTAAAATATCCGCTTCGACTTCGATCACTTTGGCCCGTAGAAAATCGCACTCGTCTTGTGTTGCGCCACGAGCCACGGGGACTGCGCTGGGGGCGTCTGCTGGTGGTGGCTTATTCATGCGATGTTTTCCGTGCTAGAGAAAAAAAGTCGACGGGTAAAGAAG